GGACATCCCGTCCTCTGTCCAGTTTCTCTCTCCCCGCGGAGCCTGCCGACCCGCTGGAGGCCCGCGAGGGTCTGGCCTGGGACCCGGTAGCCCTTGCGGCGTACGAGTGGCTGCAGCCCTTCCTGGACGTGCCGGAGGACGCTGCAGCCCCGCTCTACATGAGCCCCGTCCCTGATGATGCTGTCGGCTCGTACGGGGCGGATGCGATCGAGTGGATCGAGGCGGTCGAGCGCAAGACGCTGCGTTGGTGGCAGGCACTTGCGATCACCCGCCAGCTTGAGCATCGCGAGGACGGATCGCTGTGCCATCGGGTGGTTCTGGAGTCATGCCCGCGGCGCGCCGGCAAGTCGGTGCGGGTCCGCGGCGTCGCTCTCTGGCGGATGGCACACCCGGAGGTATTCGGCGAGACGCAGACGGTCGTTCACACGGGCTCGGATGTGGCGATCTGCCGAGAGATCCAGCGGGGCGCGTGGCGGTGGGCCGAGGATGATGCGGGCTGGACGGTCAGTAGGGCCAACGGGAAGGAAGCCCTGGAGACTCCGGGCGGGGACCGGTGGCTGGTGCGATCCCAACAGGGCGTCTACGGGTACGACGTCTGTTTCGGCGTCGTGGACGAGGGATGGGACGTGAGGCCGGACACCGTCTCCGAGGGGCTCGAGCCCGCGACCCTTGAGCGCTTGTCTCCCCAGCTTCACCTGACCAGTACTGCGCACCGTCGGGCTACGTCGCTGATGCGGTCGCGGCTGCAGGTCGCCATCACCACCGAGGACGAGGACACGCTGCTGCTCTTGTGGGCTGCGCCGGCTGACGCTGACCCGGGTGACCCGGAGGTGTGGCGGGCGGCGTCGCCGCACTGGTCCGAGGATCGTCGCAAGATGATCGCTGGCAAGTACTCGAAGGCTCTCGCGGGCGAGGCTGACCCGCAGGCTGACGACCCGAACCCGATGGAAGGGTTCCGTGCGCAGTACCTGAACGTCTGGCAGCTGAACCCGGTTGCGGCTGAGCGCGGCAACCCGCTCGTGGAGGCCGACGAGTGGGCGACCCTGGCCGAGGTACCTCCGGATGGTCCTCCAGATGCCGCTGCGATCGAGTCGTGGTTCGACGGCGGCGTGTCCCTGGCGCTGGCATGGAAGGTGGGCGACCTCGCGGTGGTGTCCGTCGAGGACATGGCCGACCTCGCCGAGGCTGCCGAGGCGCTGAAGGAGTCAGGGTTCCGCCGTACCGCGACGGTCGGAGCGAGCCTGGTGGAGGACCCCGCGTTGACCGGCGTACGCGCACGCAAGGGGCAGGGCCGGGTGGGTGCGACGGTTCAGGAGCTCGACCGGATGCTGTCCGAGGACGTGCTGCGCCATGACGGCGGCGGCCACCTCACAGGGCAGGTGCTGGCGGCCCGGACGATGCCGGGCGCGGATGGTCCCCGGATGGCGTCCACCGGCAGGGCGGACGCCATCAAGGCCGCGGTGTGGGTGGTTGCGGACTGCCGGAAGAAGACCGCGGGGCGACCCCGGATCGTCACCGCTACGGCGTAATGGGTTAACCCGACACGCCCATTACCCCACTTGGTTGATTAAGTGACTGCTTACATGCACACTCGGGCATGTGGGAGTCCTCTCCGCCTTGTTCGGCCGGTCTCCGGTCGTGGCGCATGCGCTGGATGCCAGCACGCAGACCCGCTTTGCCATCGACCAGGACTCCATCCCGGCCCAGATCTTCGGCCTCGAGTCGTACGCGGACCCGGTTGCTCCCGCACCGCGGATCGACCGCAGGTCCGCGATCCAGGTTCCGGCCGTCAAGCGGGTCCGTGACCTGATCGCCGGTTCGATCGGTGGGCTTCCGTTGAACGTGATCGACACCGACCACATCACGCTGATCAGTGACTTGCTGGACCAGCCGGAGCGGGATGTTCCCCGGTCGGTGACGATGACCCGGACCGTCGAGGACATGCTGTTCGAGGGCCGGGCCTGGTGGCGGGTGACGCAGCGGGACATGTCTGGCTGGCCGGCTCAGGTCCGTCGTCTGCATCCCCGGTCGGTGACGATCGAGAAGGACCAGAAGGTCTATTACCGGCGTGACGGTGTGGCCCAGGGCACGGCGATGGAGTGGATCCCGGACGCTGACCTGATCCGGTTCGAGTCCCCGAATGATGCCCTGCTGATGGCCGGCGCTCGTGCGATCCGTACCTGCCTTCGGCTGGACGCTGCGGCCGCCCGGTCTGCCGAGAGCCCAATGCCGCAGGGTGTCTTCACCCCTGCTGAAGGTGCGGACCCGATCTCCGAAGACCCGCTCGACGAGGATGCCGCGATCCGCGACATGCTCGCGGACTGGAAGACGGCCAGGCAGACGAACGCTGATGCGTACATCCCGGCGGCACTCAAGTACAACCCGCTGTCGTGGAACCCGAAGGATCTGCAGCTTGCCGAGGCCCGGCAGCACGCGGTCTTGGAGATCGCCCGCGTCGCCGGTGTCGACCCCGAAGAGCTAGGCGTCAGTACGACGTCCCGCACGTACTCGAACCAGTTCGACCGCAGGAAGAACTTCCTCGACTTCACGCTGGGCGCCTTTATCGACGCGATCCAGGATCGGCTGTCGATGCGCGATGTGACCCGGAAGGGCTTCTACGTCCGCTTCAACCTGGACGCCTTCCTGCGCAGTTCCACAAAGGAACGCTACGAGGCGTATCAGATCGGGCTTGACGTCGGAGCCATCACCCGCCCGGAGATCCGCGAGCTCGAAGACAAGCCCGCACTGACGGAGGCCGAGATGCCCGCACCGCTGCCCGCACCGCAACTGTCCCAGTTCGATGGCGACCAGGTGGCGTTCACGGCCCCGCCGGCCGTTGCCGCCTTCAGCGTCGACATGGAGAAGCGGACCATCACCGGTCTGGTTGTCCCGTTCGGCAAGGTCGGCAAGTCGCAGGGCAAGGACTGGGCTTTCGGTCCGGACTCGCTGACCTGGTCGGACCCGACCCGCGTCAAGCTCCTGATGGACCACGACTTCAAGCAGGCCGTTGGTCACGCCGTCACGCTGGACAAGCGCGCTGACGGGATCTACGGCACGTTCAAGGTCGCCCGCGGTGACGACGGGGACCGGGCGCTGATCCTTGCCGAGGACAAGGTCTATGACGGCCTGTCGGTCGGCGTCGGTCACGGCGGGCGGCTGTCGGAGCGAGATGGAATCTTCTCGTACTCAGGGGCTCCGGTCATCGAGACCAGCCTCACCCCCATCCCGGCGTTCGATGACGCCCGGGTTCATGCAGTTGCTGCTAGCAAGGAAGGCACCGACATGACCGAAACCAAGGTCACTCCTGAGGCCGAGGTTCCGGCCGAGACGGGCGCGACGTTCAGCGCCGATCAGCACGCCGCGCTCCTGGCGCTGCTGCCGAAGCCGGAGGCGGCGAAGGTTGCCGACGGTCCGCAGGTCGTCTCTGCCAGCGGCGGTGGTGAGATCGCCGTCAAGGAAGAGGCGCCGTACCGCTTCGACGGGATCCGCGGCGCGCACGACTTCAGCTCCGACCTGTTCGCCGGTGCTCGCGGTGACAGCGAGGCCCTGCAGCGGGCGACCACGTTCACCCGCGACGCGTTCGCGCAGGCGGCGACGTTCGACGTGGACAGTGCCAACGTCACCACACTGAACCCGGCCCGCCAGCGCCCGGACATGTACGTCGACCAGAAGCCTCTGACCACGCCGTTCTACGACGCGCTGTACAAGGGCACGCTGGCCGACCAAACCCCGTTCATCTTCCCGAAGTTCACCAGCGCCTCGGGACTGGTCGCTGACCACGTCGAGGGCGCCGAGCCGACCCCCGGAACCTTCGTGGCGGGCAGCCAGACCGTGACCCCGTCCGCGCTGTCCGGCAAGGTCGAGATCACCCGCGAGGTTTTTGATGCTGGTGGTTCGCCGCAGGTGTCGCAGCTGATCTGGAACAAGATGGTCCGGGCCTACTACGACGCGCTGGAGACCAAGGCCGTCGGCGTCCTGAACGCTGCGTCGCCGACCGGGATCACCCTGACCACCAACGCGGTCGATGACGACCTGGTCAACGAGCTGGAAGCGGCCATCGCGGCGCTGCAGTACGTCCGGGGCGGGAACCGGTTCAACTACGCCGGAACCCAGATCGACCTGTACCTGAGGCTCGCCGCCGCGGTGGACTCGACCGGCCGGAAGCTGCTGCCGATGTTCGGCCCGACCAACGCCAACGGCCAGGCGCGCAACCGGTTCTCGTCCCTGGACGTGGCCGGCGTCGAGTTCACCCCGGCCCCGTCGCTCGCCGCGACCGGCACCGTGGCCGCCAGTTCCTACCTGGTCGACACCGCCGACGTGCACGTCTGGAACACCGCGCCGAACCGGCTGGAGTTCCAGTACCGCGTCGCGTACGTCGACCTCGCGATCTGGGGCTACGTGGCCGCTGCGATCAGCGACATCACCGGCGTCCGCGAAATCATCTACGACCCGACCACGTAATGACCGGCCGCCGCAGGAAGCCTCAGGCGAAGCCGCCTGAGGTGACCGATGAGCCACCGCCGAAAGGTCTGAAGGACCGGCACGGCGAACCGATCCGGGACCGTCGCAAGCGATTCAACTGAGAGGAGGCGACCATGGCCGCACCGACCGCGGAGGACGTTGAGACGTACCTCGGCGACACCAGCTACACCACCGAAGAGATCGGCGCAGCCCTGGCCGCCGAGAAGGCCGCACAGGGCGCACGTTGCCGCGTACCGGCTGACGATGCGACCTGGCCTGAGGATCTTGCGGAGGCGCTGAAGAGGCGCGTAGCGCGCAACCTGTCCCTGCGGAACCTGCCTCTGGCGCAACTGGAAGGTGACGCCGACGTCGGTCTGATCACCCCGCGGGTTGTCGACGCCGAGGTGCGCCGGCTAGAGGGTCCGCACCGGAAGTTGGTGTTCGGGTGATCACCACACGGCAATCGATCGCCGATGCCCTGTCCACGGTGGACGGGATCACCGGATACGTCACCAAGCCGAAGGTGACCAAGGCCGGGGACGCGTGGGCGCTGGTCAACCAACTGACCCGCGGTCCCGGTAACGCGTTCGAGACCGAGTGGCGGATCGCGGTCACCATCGCGGGCGATGTCGGCACCGCCACGGACCGGTTCGACTCCCTGATTCCGGAGGTGACGCAGGCGCTGCAACCAGTGGCTTACGTCGACTCTGCCCGACCCATCGCAATACCCACCGAAGCAGGCGACCTGTACGGCGCCGAGATCATCGCTAGGAGCGAATAATGGCTGCACCCGCAGGCGCGTACGTCCTTCGGGACGCCACGTTCACCGTCGAGGCCACCGACTACGCCAACCAGTGCACGTCGGTTGTCCTCACCCCCGAGCAGGCCACCCAGACCCTGAAGACGATGGTCCCGGACGGCATCGTCCAGGACGTCGACACCGCCGTCTGGACCTGCGCGATCAACGGCATCCAGGACTACACCGACGCGCAGGGCCTCGCCCGGCTGCTGACCGAGATGGCGGGCCTGCCGCTCGACATCGTGTTCACCCCGAAGAACGGCGGAGTCGCGGCGACCGCGACCGTGGTCGGCAAGGCTGTCCCGTTCGGCGGCGAGCAGGGAGCGTTCACCACGTTCTCGGTCGAGCTGCCCATCGTCGGCGCCCCGGTGTTCGCGTAATGGCGCGGGTAGATGTCACCACGCAGCGGATCGTCAACACCGGGCTCGCTCCGACGCTGACGGCTCCGACTGTCGACGGTGACGTGATCGACTCCGGCGCGGTCGCGGTCTACGTGACGAACGGCTCCGGTGGCTCGATCAACGTCACCGCTCAGACCCCGGCTACCCAGTCCGGGCTGGCCGTGGCCGAGTCGGTCGTTGCCGTTGCTGCCGGCGCGACGAGGCTGATCGGCCCGTTCCCGAAGGGCACCTTCGGTCAGCTGTCCGGTGCCGACGAGGGCCAGGTCTACATCGACTACTCGGCGCAGGCTTCGGTCACGCGTGCGGTTGTGGGGTTCTAATGATCACCCTGACTGTCACCCCGGACAACGGGGAGCCCTTCGAGGTCACGGCTACCGCACGCGACCTGCTCTCGTGGGAGCGGACCACCAAGGGCAACAAGAGCTTCGTTGACCTGATCAACGACCCGAACCTCGTGGACCTGTACCGGGTCGCGCACCTGGCGTGCTGGCGGCAGGGTCTGTTCACCGGCACGCAGAAGGAGTTCGAGGACTCGTGCGAGGTCACCGGTCAAGCGGAGGACGATGACCCGGACCCTACCCAGTCGGGAGCCTCTCCCGAACCCTCATCGGACTTGCCATCCGAACCGGCATCAGCCCCTCGCAGTGGGCGAAAGAAGGCGAACGCGCAGTCATAACGGCGCTCGAACTGCTTGAGCAAGGCAACGACGAACCACGAGGGGAGGCACCGAACGGATGGGAATTTCAGTCCGACTGAAGATCGACGGTGCCACCCAAACCCTGGCCGCGTTCAAGAAGCTCGGCAAGGAAGCAACCGCCGCACTGAAGGACGCGAACAAGGAGATCAGCAGCGACCTGGCCGACAAGGTCAGGAACGCTGCCCGGTCCTCCGATGGCCAGTCCGCGGCTGTCGCCCCGAGCATCAAGGTCAAGCGTGACCGGATCCCGTCCATCACGGCCGGTGGTACCCGGCTGGCGACGAAGCAGCGCCGCAGGTCGAAGGGGCAGGGCAAGACGACTGCCGGCGACCTGGTGTTCGGCGCGAACTTCGGCGCCACCTACCTGCCGCAGTTCCGTAAGCACACTCAGGGAGGCGATGCCGACTACTGGTTCTTCACGACGGTCGAGGACAACGAGACCGCCATGGTCAAGGAATGGACCGACGCCGCCGATCGGCTGCTGACCGAGTGGGGTCAAGGTGGCTAGCTCCACGCGCACCGTGAACGTGAAGTTCGACGGTGACGCCAAGGGGCTGGCCAAGGCAGCCAAGGACGGCGAGCGGGAGGTCGACCGGTTCAGCAAGTCCGTCGACAAGAAGTTCAGCAAGTCCGGCGACGACTCCGGTAAGGGCTTCGCTGCTGGCCTGAAGAAGTGGTTCTCCCCGAGCGCGCTAGGCAAGACCGGCAAGGAGGGCGGGACCGTGTTCGGGTCCGGCTTCCTTGGCGCGATCAAGACGCCTGTCCTCGGTCCTGCGATCCTGGCCGCACTCGCGGGCGCGGTCGCGGTGGCGCTGCCTGCCGTTGGTGCGATCGCGGCGTCGGGCCTGGTCCTTGGGTTCGGTGCGGGGCTGGCCGGGCTGGGCCTCGTGTTCGCTGCGAAGTCCGCGCAGGTGAAGGCCGCCTGGCAGAAGACGCTGTCCGGCATGGGCCGGGACATGACGTTGCTGTCGAAGCCTTTCGAGTCGACGCTGATCTCGATCGCCGGGTTCGCGCAGCGCACCTTCGACAAGTTCAAGCCGTCGCTCGAGGCGGTGTTCAAGGAGATGGCGCCGGCGGTTACGAAGTTCGCCGATCAGGTGTCTCGTGGCCTTGAGTCACTGCAGCCCGCGATCCGTCCACTGGCGGAAGCCTTCGATGCCGTGCTCGCGTCGCTCGGTCCCGCGATCCAGGGCGCCATCGGCAACGTGTCGAAGGGCCTGCAGAACCTCGCCGAGTCGGTCAAGAAGAACCCCGACGGTCTGGCCGACCTGGTCGACGGGGTAGGCAACCTGACCGGGAAGCTGCTCGACGGGATCTCGGCGCTGAACGACATCAACGGCGCGTTCGAGCGGTTCACCGGGGGCACGTCGCTGGTCGATGTCGTGATGGGCAAGGCGAACTCCACTATCGGTAGGTTCCTCGGGACCGTGAAGGACACGATCGATCCGCTAGGCAGCCTGAAGAACGGCCTCGACGACCTGTTCGGCTCGGCGAGCAAGACCACCGGCGAAGTCGGGCTGACGGGCGACGCGGTCAAGTACTTCACGCAGGGCCTGGACGAGAACCAGGTCAAGGCTTTCCTGGCGAGCAAGACCACTGACAGCCTCGGTCGTTCGGTCGACGCGCTGACGGCAAAGTTCAATGCGCAGTTGGCGGTCACCCGGGCGGACAACGCCGAACTGTTCAAGAAGTCCGGTCTCCTGCTGTCCCTGTCGGGTGCGTCGATCGGTTACGAGCAGGCGATCGATGACGCTACCGCTTCGCTGAAGGAGAACGGCAAGACCCTCGACATCCACACCGCGAAGGGCCGCGCCAACAGGACCGCGCTGGACAACCTCGCGACCGCTGCGAACTCCCAGACCGAAGCGATGCGTAACGCCGGAGACGGCAACGTGTCGGCTGCGAAGCACGCCGAGGGTGCGCGGGGCGCGTTCGTGAAGCAGGCCACCCAGATGGGCCTGTCGAAGAAGGAGGCCGAGAAGCTGGCGGCCTCGCTCATCGCGATCCCGAACGTGACGCGCACCGCGAAGCTGAACGCGAACATCACTGACCTCGAGGGCAAGCTCGCGTCCGCGAAGAAGAAGCTGGCCGACCCGAAGCTCACGGCTGAGCAGAAGGCCAAGCTCAACGCGGACATCACCAAACTGGAAGCGGGGATCAAGCGGGCCAAGGGGCTCATCGCGGGAGTGCCGTCCAGCAAGACGGTCACGATCAAGTACACGTCCACGGGCGTGAACCTGACCACCCCGTCGAGCGTCGGCCGCAAGGCATCCGGTGGTCTCACCCAGCCACGCCGGCAGTACCTCGTCGGCGAGCGTGGCCCGGAGATCCTGACCATGGGCGGCAGTGGTGGCCGCATCACCTCGAACGAGCAACTCAACCAGGGCGGCGACTCTGGACCACTCATCGTCGAGAACCACATCGAGATCGGCGGTGAGGTCGTGAAGGTCATCCGGACCGAGATCAAGGCGAGCAACCGTGACCTCAAGCGAATGGTGAGGGCTGGCTGATGGCCCTCGGTGCTACCTACGACGCAGTTCTCTCGCGGTGCCGCCTGGCCATGACGGGGGCAGGCGGCACCGCGGTAACAGCCCTGTTCGACCGGACCGTTGACGGCGTCACCTACACCACCATTCGTGGCGGGTCGGCGGTCACGGTCACTGCCACGAACGCGCACGTCGACGACTACGAGTTCAACCCCGGGGTGTTGATCACCTACCGGGTCCGGACCTACACAGCCGGCGCGGTTCTGGTCAACACGTTCACCACCACCATCACGCAGGACCTGACTGACGTGTGGCTGAAGGTCCCGGCCGCGCCGTTCTTGAACTCGCCCGTGACGGTGGTCGACCGCAGCGAGATCAGTCGCAAGTCCCGCGCCGGCCTGTTCCCCGTCGTCGGGCGGACGCTGCCGGTGATGGTCGGCGACGTCGCTTCGAGCATCTCGTACACGCTGTCCCTGCTCACCTCGACTGCCGCCGCGGAACGGGACCTGGACTTTCTGTTCGCCAGTGGTGAGGTCGTGCTTCTCCAGTTGCCGTCCACGGTTCAGCATTTCCCCGGCGGCTACTTCGCGGTGGGCGATGTGTCCCGCCAGACGACGCTGCGCCTGTCGCCTCGGCGGGTCTGGAGCGTGCCTCTGACTGAGGTCGCCCAACCTGGCCCGGCTGTCGTCGGGTCCGCCTACACCTGGAACTCCGCGGTCTCCGACTATGCGGACTGGTCGGCGACGATCGCGGACAATGCGACGTGGGCCGATCTCCTCGCCCGCACCGGCACGCCCTCGGATGTGATCGTCGGATGAGGGCCGTCAGCGACAGGTTCCTGGAGACCCTGCGTGGATCGCATCTGGCCGTGTTCCGAGCGCGGGTGTGTACGACGTTCCAGACCGGCACGACCCCGACCGGGACCGAGATCACGATCGAAGACGGGGATGTGGTCTCGTCGGCCACGGCCACGATCCGCTCGACCCTGAACCTGACCACCTCCGAAGGATGGCCGCGCCTTGCCTCCGACCTGCTCGCGCCGTACGGCAATGAGATCTATGTGGAGCGCGGCATTGCTTACGGCAACGGCCAGCGTGAGTTCGTCGGCCTCGGCTATTTCCGCATCGACACCCCGGAGCAGGAAGAGGTGCCAGACGGTGCCGTGGCCATCGCTGCCTCGGACCGGATGGCCGGCATCGTCGATGCCCGGTTCCTGAGTCCTCGCCAGTTCGCCTCGGCCCTGACCCGCAAGGCGCTGGTAGAGACCCTGATCCAGGAGGTGTACCCGGCTGCGGTGATCGAGTGGGACGACACCGCCGTGCGCGACGGCGCCGTTGGCCGGAGCGTCATCACCGAGGACGACCGTGCTGGCACGCTGAAGGACTTCATCACGTCGCTGGGCAAGGTCGGTTACTTCGACCACCGCGGCATCTTCACCATCAAGACGCCACCCGACGTCACCGGCGCGGCCTCGTGGACCATCGACGCCGGTCACGATGGCGTCCTGGTCGAGATGTCCCGGGGGCTGACCCGCGAGCGCGTCTACAACGCCGTCATCGCCACAGGTGAGGCCGGGGACACCACGGCGCCTGCGAGAGGCGTGGCGCTCAACCTGGACCCGACCAGCCCGACCTACTACTCCGGGCCGTTCGGTCCTGTCCCGATGTTCTACTCGTCTCCGTTCCTCACCACGAACGCACAGGCGTTGTCGGCCGCGACGTCGCTGCTCCGCCAACAGCTCGGCCTGCCGTACCAGGTGAACCTGTCCAGCATCGGGAACCCGGCGCTCGAGCCGTACGACGTGGTGTCGGTGCGCTACCCCAAGATCGCCCGGTCACGGACGCTCAGGACCGAAACGCACGTGCTCGACCAGGTGACCATCCCGCTCGCGCCCACCTCGCCCGTCACCCTGAAGACCCGCGAGCAGCAGGTCGAACTCATCGGGAGCGCACCGTGATCTCCGACAACCTTGCACCGCTGTTCGACGACGGACAGCCCAGCGCCCGCATCCGGCAGGGCACCATCCTGACCTGGGATCCGGCGAACGGGAACAACACCGTCGACTTGGCCGGCGGCGTCCTGACGAACGTCGGCATCCTCAACACAGGCGAGGCCATCGCACTCAAGGCCGGGCACGTCGTCGGCCTGCTCGGGCAGGGCTCCACCTGGTTCATCCTGGGGCGCGTCACCATGCCTGGCGATCCACAGTTCGCGTCCGCCTCGGTGGCGTTCGCGTCAGACTCGGCGTTCACCTCGAACTTCACCGTGCCGAACGCGCTGGCCACCCGGGCGTCAGTCTCGCTGCCGGTGCCGTCCTGGGCAGACGAAGCGGCCGTGATCGCTACGGCAACAGCATCCGTGCTCAACAGGACCGCGGTCGATGACTACTGCTTCCTGACGACCCTGATCGACGGGTTCGGGGGGATCGCGTCCGGGTCGACCTTCAACAAAGTCTCCGAGTGGCAGTCCTTCCAGAACCTCACCGCGAACTACTCCGACGTCGTCACGAGCCCCGGCGCAACAATCTCCGTCGTCGCACAGCTCGGCACGAACAACGGCACGTCCTGGGTCGCAGACACAGGCAACCGCTGCGCCCTGTCCGCAATCGCCATCTTCCGCTCGACCACATAGGAGGGCCGTCTCATGGCCGACGTCACCACCAACTACTCACTGCCGTACCAGGAGCTCGGCGACCCACCGGACGGGGCGAGCCTCGGCGAAGATCTCGCGACCGCCCTCGACACGATCCTGACCCGGATGGACACCGTCCCTAACGTCCAGCCGTTCCTGACGGCTGGCACGTTCTCAGCTGGGTCCGGTTGGCAGAAGCCTGCTGGTGCCCGCTGGGTACGTGCTCAGGTGTGGGGTGCTGGCGGCGGCTCCGGCGCGTTCGACGGAGCAGTCTCCGGCCAGGGGGAGTCCGGCGGTGGCGGCGGTGGCGGGTACGCAGAGAAGATCTTCGCGGCATCCGCCCTGACAGCGCAGGAAACTGTGGTGGTCGGTGCAGCCGGCGCGGGCGGCACTGGTGGCACCGGTGCGGGCGCCGCTGGTGGCTCGAGCTCGTTCGACTCGATCAGCGCGACCGGTGGTGGCGGTGGGGCATCCGGCGCCCCGGGCACGGTGGCATCGGCTTCAGGTGAAGGCGGCGACGGGACCGGCGGTGACCTGAACGTCTCCGGCTCGGCTGGTGGCAACGGCCGGGTCATCTCCACCCTCGCGGTACTGGGTTCGTTCGGTGGTGGAGCCGGGCGTGGTGGTGGAGCCAAGCGGACCCCGACCGGTGCGGGTGCCGGTGGCAACGGCAAGCCGCCGGGTGGTGGCGCGTCCGGAGCGTTCGGCACCACCACCGATCAACTCGGCGGCAACGGGTCCGCTGGCCGAGTCATCGTGACGACCTACTTCTGATGACGCTCCCGGCCGAGCAGACCCCCGCGCTCATCGAGCGGATGATCCGGATCGAAACGAAGCTCGATGTCTTCAACCAGAACGGTGCCGATCACGAGTCCCGCATCCGGGTCCTGGAGACCGACAACACCCCCGGCGGCCACCAGGACCACGAGGGCCGTATCCGTCGCCTGGAGCGCAGCGTGTGGCTTGCTGCGGGTGCTGCGGCGGCGGGCGGCGGGATCGTCGGTCAGATCATCGCACCGCTGATCAAGTAGAAGTGAGGACCCATGGCTGACTGGCATCTCGCACCATCCCTCGTTGCCCTGCGCACCGAGGTCAACCGGCGGTGGCCGAACCGCGACAAGGCCAGCGACGGCGCGCTAGGTGACGCCTCACACTCGGCGCGGAAGTCCGACCACAACCCCGACTACTCCGAGGGTGGTGTGGTCCGGGCGACCGACACCGACAAGGACGGCATCAACGTCACCGAGTTCCTGGCCGCTGTCGTGCGGGATCCCCGGGTCGCGTACGTGATCTGGAACAAGCGCATCGCATCGGCCACCGACGACGGCACGCCGTGGGACTGGGAGCCGTACAACGGCACCAACGACCACACCCACCACGTGCACGTCTCGATCAAGCACACCCGAGCCGCCGAGACGAACACGTCGAAGTGGTTCAAGACGACTACCCCACCGGAGGACGACATGAGCGCCGCAGACGTCAAGCAGGTCAACGCCTACACGGAGAAGCGTCTCGACGACTACTTCACGTGGATGTCGAAGAACATCACCCAGCAGCTGGCCCCGCTGAAGAAGGCCGTCGCCGAGCTCGCCACCGACGAGCCGGCCAAGGCCAACCTGCTCGCATCGTTCGACGTCGTCGACCTCCCGAAGCCCGCGGTCGACCAGTGAGCGTCGTCGCCAGGTACTGGAAGGCCGCTGTCGCCTTCGTAGCGCCGGGCGCCGCCCTGCTGATCGTGGGAGCGAACGACGGCTACACCCAGACCGAGCTCGCCGTCGCCGCCCTTACCTGCGTGGTCACCGCTGCCGCCGTGTACGCGGCCCCGAAGAACCGCGCCTGACACAGACAGCAGCGCCCGCCGATCCCCTCTCGGCGGGCGCTGCGTTGTCGTCAGTCTTTCTGGGGCGGCTTGTCCCGCCACGTCTCGAGGATCTGGCCGCCGACGTCGTACTGCACGTGGACCTCGTGGCCGTCTTTCGGCTTGCCGCACCGGCCCCTATGGAGGCAGGGCCGGTCCGGCAGCTCGAACCGCTCAGGCATGGCCGCGGGTGGCCTCACCCGCCCTTGACGAGAGGGCGGGTGAGGGACCGGGCAGCTGGTGGGCGGCGCACGCGGGCGCGCCTGTCTGAGATGATGCATTCACGTTGATCTCCAGTAGTAGTGGAGTTCATCGAGGCGGCGGGTTCCAGTTGGCGCTGGGCCCGTCGCCGCTCCTCCGGCGGAGGAGATTAGGGGCAGGTTATCGCTGACCTGCATGGGCTGTCACCACGGGTACACCCGGCCGAACTGCCTGGGGTCGTACGTCAGGGGCGTCGATGCCGTCGGTGTCCATCGCCAGCCAGACGAAGCCGAGCGCCAAGAGCATCTCCTGGCTGGTGAGGGAATGTCGACCCGTGCGATCGCGCCGATCGTGGGCGCGTCAGACCATACCGTTCGCCAGGACATCAAGGCAGGTGCGAGAAATCTCGCACCTGCACCCACCCCTGCCGACGAGTTCGATGGTTCCGACTGGATCGCCCCGCATCCGCAGGAAGAGGCCCGGAACGCCGTGGCCCGAGCGTTCGCCAAGAAGGACGAGCCCGCCCCGGCGAAGGTGACCGGGCTGGACGGCAAGTCCTACCCGAAGCCCGCCAAGCCCGAGACGCGGATGCCGAACCGCCGCGCCCTGCCCGACCAGTTCTTCGATGCCACAGGACCAGGCTCAGGCCGGACGCTGCCAGGGACCACAGCAACGGCTCGGGGAAGTAGCTCCACTGGATCCTCACCGGCCGCGCACCCAGAAGCCGACGATGCAGCCGGCGACGAACGCGAACCCGATGATCAGGACCGCCTCGACCAGCGGCAGGCTGAGGCGGATCGACTGGCCGATCACGGCTGCTGCTCGATGTCGTCATGACGGTCCCAAGCGGTGCCCGCGGCCTTCTGCTTCCGCTCGGCCTGCTCGTTGGCGAGGCGGGTCAGCGCGGCCAGCACGATCTCCATCACCTCGCGGACGTCGCCGATGCCCATCTCCTCAGGCTTGAGGCGGCCGTTCCAGCCGTCCTCGTGCCCCTGGTCGTACGCCCACCGCTCGGATTCGGTGGCTGTCTCGAAGTCGTAGTCTTTGCTCACGGTCGGCCTCTTCCGATCGAGACCCTCGTCGGTGGTGACTCACTGGCGGGGGTCGCTAGTCAGACGAGCGGAAAACTCGCCCGATAACTCGGGCCACAACGCTCGTACTAGCTGACCGTGTTAGGCGGGTCAGTACAACGCTTAGGGCGTAGGCACCCCGAAGATGCCCGGCGAGCCAATGAGGGTCCAACCCTCCCGCGCTAAGCGTCTGACCAGCGGAAACACCGACTAGGCCGGGGTTGCAGCATCTAGCACAACGCTCACTCGCCCGATAACCTACGCCACATGGCTAGCCGACTGCAAGACCTTGGGAAGTCCTTCGCCCGCCATCTGCGCGCCGAGGGCAAGGCCGATCGCACCATCAAGCTGTACGGGATGAGCGTCGACTTCTTCAGTCGCTGGCTCGAGGCTCAGGGCCGGGAGGCGACCCTCGACGAGCTCGACAAGGCCGCGGTCCGGGAGTGGCTGGCCCAGCTGACCGACACGCACGCGCCCGGTACCGTGCGGACCCGGTACCGGGGGCTGCGCCGGTTCTGCGGCTGGCTGGTCGCCGAGGACGAGATGTCCGCCAACCCGATGGCCACCCTCAGCCCACCGGTCCCGAAGCCGAAGCCGGTACCGGTCCTGAGTGACGAGGAACTGGCCTCGGTATTGAAGACGTGCGCCGGCAAGGGCTTCAACGAGCGGCGCGACGAGGCGATCCTCCGGATGCTGATGGACACCGGCATCCGGGTCAGCGAACTGTGCGGCCTCGCCATCCCCGACGTCGACCTCGACCAGCGGCAGGTGCTCATCCACGGCAAGGGCGGCAAGGTCCGGATGGTGTACCCCGGCGCCCGGACCGTGCAGGCGCTCGACCGCTACCTGAGGACCCGCGGCACTCACCGCTGGGCACACCTGGACTCGGTCTTCCTGACCCAGCGCGGCACGCTGTCCCCGGACGGCGCCCGGGAGCGGGTCAGGCTCCGCGGGGAACAGGCCGGGATCGGAGGGCTGCACCCGCACGCCTTCCGGCACCTGTTCGCCCATGACTACCTGCTGGCCGGCGGGCAGGAACGCGACCTGATGCGGCTGGCCGGCTGGTCGTCGCCCGAGATGCTGTCGAGGTACGGCGCGAGCGCGGCTGATGCACGTGCCAAGTCGGCGGCCCAGCAGATGAAGCGCGGCGACCGGGTCTAACTCGTTAGAGCTTTATTGAGCGTGAATTCTTGCGTTAACTTGCGTCCCCTTGCGTAGCACCATGTATCAGGGTGTCGCACGGTGTCCCCAAGTTAGACCTAAGTTCCGAGAGCCCTTGCAGACAAGGGGAGACCGGGCAAGTGGAACCTCTTGGATTGCAGGTGGAACCTGAGAGTTCCCACTGTGACCTACTTGGCAAGGAACGCGACACGCAGGGGATTTAGAGCGGTTGGCGCACATCGCATCTTGATGTGTTCAACTAGGTGCGTACACAGGAAGAACGGCCGGGGTTTGTACCTGATGTCTCACCATCAGGACCCGGCCGCTCTTCGCCACTCACTCTCTCCAGAGGAGCACCTTCATGGTGCCACAGCATGCGCACAGCGCAGAAGACCAAGGCCCCAGCGCGTCTGAGAAGTCGCAAGCCGGCCGCTACATGGCTCACCTTAGCTGGGCCAACACCGAGGACCGGTCGGCTCGAACAGCCCCGGCTAGGGCCGCACGGGATCGTCGGTTCTTGGAACTGGCTGGCGGCGACCCGGTCCGGGCGGCGAGCCTCCGCAAGGCGTTCTTCGTCGAGATGGCACTCAGGAGCGCGAAGGCTCGTCGTCGCAACCGCGAGGCTCGCGAAGCCGGCGCGGCGTGACTGCCACCGCCGAGGCTGACCACTTCCTGCGGCGGTTGCTCGAGGACATGCTCACCGAGCAGACCCCGCACTACTGGCTCCGCCGCGCTGAGACGTTCGACGACTGCAACCCGGATCTCGCGCTGAACTGCCGCAGGCATGCCTGGCTGCTCGCCGATGCGGACTCGCCGAGCTGGGCAACGGCCCCCGACGTCCCCTGGGTATCGCCCGCGATCCACGAGGCACTGAAGCGCATCGACGGCACGGACCCGTTCAACAACCCGGACTTCCTCCTCGCCGCTCCGTACGCATCGGTCCCTGACTCACTGCGGGGAAATGCGTGACGACCGACATCGATCTCTGGCCGGACGAGCCACCACCGGACGACCCCTGGGACGACAACGTGATGACCATGCCTGGCGTCCAGATCGAAGACACCGGGCACAGGGCATGGCAACCCGTCGACTTCACCTCGGTGCTGGACGGCAGCTGGGAGGCTCCGGTCCCGACCGTGGGCGAGCGCACTGATGGCGCCGGTCTGTTCTACCCGGGCAAGTGCCACACGGTCGCCAGCGAGTCCGAGGGCGGCAAGACGTGGTTCGCGCTCTCGGCGTGCATGACCGAGATGAGGCGGGGCAACAACGCGCTCTACATCGACTTCGAGGACGACGAGGGTTCCACCGTCAACCGCCTGCTGATCATGGGTGCCACCCGGCCGGAGATCAGCGAGCACTTCACCTACCTGCGTCCGGACGCGGCGCTCGGCCGAGGCGTCCACCGCGACGACCTGACAGCCGTACTGAATGACACCGCCCCCACCATCTCGATCCTGGACGGCGTCACCGAGGCCCTCGCGCTGCACGGGCTGGACGCCAACAAGAACAACGAGGTCGCCGCGTTCGGCCAGCAGGTGCCCACGTACATCGCCAGCCATGGCGCGGCAGTCGTCTCGCTAGATCACGTCGTCAAGAACGGCGAGGCCCGCGGCCGGTACGCGATCGGTGCCGTGCACAAGTTGAATGGTCTGAACGGTGCCGCGTACGTCCTGGAGAACCGTCACCCCTTCGGGATCGGCCAGCGGGGCGTATCCGGAGTGAAGCTGTCCAAGGATCGGCCGGGGCAGCTCAGGCGTCACGCGGTCGCATCGGCAGGCGGACTGCACTGGTTCGCCGACCTCGTCGTGGACGCCACCGGCCACGCAGGTGAGGAAGCCTGGACCGAGGTCGTACCGCCAGTTCCGACCGATGGCGTGTTCCGACCCACCGCGATCATGGGCGAGATCATGACCGCCATCAAGACCCGCGGCCCGTTGTCGAAGCGGATGATCCGTGCCGGGGTCAAGGGCAAGAACGAAACCAAAGACGCGGCCCTGGATCAGCTGATCCTGGACGGTTACCTGTCCGAGAAGACCCCTCACGAGTCGCTTAAAGACTGGGTGGATCAGTCGTGATGTGCCCCGTGCCCCAACCGTGCCCCAATGTGCCGGGGCACACCGTGCCCCGTGCCCCGACCTATAGGGAGGGGCACGGGCACACCCCCGAAACCCCCTCCGACCGTGCCCCTCGTGAGGAGAGCCCCAGATGATCGATCGAAAAGAGTTCGCAGCAGCGCGGAATGCAGGGCTGGAGAAGCGTCAGCAGACCCGCGTAGCCGGCCGCACCCAGTGCCACTTGACCAACGACCAGGGCATCAGGTGTACCGCCGAGATCGCTGACCCGCTCGCGCACCGGGGCCTGTGCATCAAGCACCTGGCTCAGGTGATCGAGTACGTCACCACCATCCAGCAGCGCATTGCCGAGAGGAACGCATCATGACCGTCATCTCCTACCTGCTCACCGCCCTCATCGCCTACGGCATTGGCCTGAGGGTCAGCGCCCGCCACTGGAGAAGGGCCACCCTGAAGGCAGCAGCCGAGTTCCAGGCCGAGGCTGCCAGGCAGATCGAGGAGATCGGCGACCAGTCGCTCGAGCGGATGGCCGAGCTCCGGAACGCGATCACGTCAGCTACCGAGGCCACGGCCCGCTGACATGACAGGCGCGGGCTGGCAGGGAGGATCGACACGGGCATGGCGCAAGGTCCGTGCCTTCGTGCTGGCCCGCGATCGGTACGTGTGTCAGGTCCGAATCGAAGGAGTGTGCACGCAGGTAGCTGACTGCGTGCACCACCTCGACGGCAAGGCAGCAGGTGACAACCCAGCGAGGTGCGTCAGCAGTTGTACGCCTTGCAACTTGCACGTCGGAGACCCAACACAGAGTGATCCAGAGGGGCGATTTTCCCTACGCTCAGTAGGGGGGACAT